TGTAATCAGGGATTACATTAGAGCAAGGGAAGCAAAGCAGAAGTTGAATCGTTTTTTAGATTCCGATTCCCCCTAAATGAGGACAATTCTATATTGTCCGACATATTTTTTGTTTTCGCTTATACCTCATCCTGAATTGCGATTATTCTATGACATATTTGACCGGAGGTGCTGCAAAATAGGACATAGTTCGATATACAATATATACCTCTATTTCAAGTGGAGATAAATATCTCTTAGAGTCTCTCTCTAAGATGGTATATTATATTATATTATATTATATCTTTATAGAGAGAGATATAGAGAGAGATTTTAGAGATATACGCTATATATATGATAATATACACAAAGCATATATATGAGTAATATATTATACTATAATACTAAGAAATAGTTATGGGAGTTGTAAGAAATGAAAAGAACCACCACAGTTGCAGGCAATCCTGACAAGATGGCAAAGATACAATCGTCAGGATATACCTTCTCGGAAGCATTCAACACTGGGCTGGATGTCCTGTTGGGTGCAGCCAGCAATGACTTGGAGACTCTTAAGCGTGAATTCGAAGAATTGAAACGCGAGAGGGATTCCATAGATGCCCGGTTGGATGTAATCGGGGAAAAGATCGTCAGGCTTGATGCCGAGCAAGAAGAACGTGACGCAATCCAATCACAGCAGCAGGAAAGAGTAAATATAGCTGTTGAGGACATATCTAATTTTATTCGCAAATCCAGATTTGAACCTCGTATTAACAAAATGAGGGTAACCCATCTCTCGGAAAAATACGGGGTATCAAGAGATACTATTACTGATTTCGTTGAACGCCAGGCAAGCGAAGAAGAAATCAGAGCATTAATTGAATCGACATTAGAGGCTAAGGCGTGAAAGGCACACATGGAGTTATGGCACAATGCATCGAGAAGAAGATATAGCCGAAGGCATAAAGAAATTCTTATACGGACACTACGAAAGGAAACAAGGATCCCGAAAGGGCACACACATAAAAGGTATCTGGCACGACAAGACAGCGCATTTTTTGCAGAACTATCCTGAATCTACCAGTCTGATAATTGATTATGTCACGCTGGAGAACCATCTGGAAGCCAACATCGGACATGGTGTAGGCATCTGGATAGCAGATAACCCTAAAGAGTTTTTGAAGATTGCAGAGACGGCAGTCCGGGAATTAGCAAGCAATGAATTCCTGGCTTTTGCTCCGGAAAAGGACATGCGCAATCCCGAAAACGTCATCCATATCCGGCTGCGAGGATATCCTGAAAGAAATCGAATAAGGGACATCACACAAGACCAAATCTGCAAAATGGTATCCATCGAGGGTATAGTTCGCCGGGCTACATCTGTCAAACCAAAACTGATGGAGGCAGTGTTCCAATGTATGCGCTGCGAGCACCTCAATTATGTACCGCAACCAGACCAAAAAATGGTCGAGCCGGGAGAATGTGAGGATGAGTCATGTGGGAAACGAGGCCCATTCAAGATGCTCTACGACAAATCAACATATACAGATTTTCAATTGTTGGAGATACAGGAATCTCCGGACAGCCTGACAGGGCAACAGCCACGCAACATAGTCATCCGGGTATATGACGACCTATGTGATGCTAATGTGCCTACAGGTGAGCAGATTGTGGTTACAGGCATTCTGGAGATTGAGAATGAACGCAGCAACCGTGACGGCAAATCCACGACATACAACTACGTAATTGATGCAATTAATATCGAGGTGGATGACAATTCCTACGAATCACTCGAAATATCTGACGAGGAATACGAGGAAATAATGCGATTATCTGCCCGGGAAGATTTGAAAGAGCAAATCGTGGGTAGTATAGCACCATCTGTGTATGGATATGATAACATCAAAATGGCAATGGCTCTGCAACTATTCTCCGGAGTCAGCCAGTCAAATACTGATGGCACAAAGTTGAGAGGTGATATCCACATCCTGACAGTAGGCGATCCTGGCGTAGCCAAATCACAGATGGTTCGCAACCTCGCGGAGATATCCCCCAGGGGAGTGTATGCGTCAGGTAAATCTACCTCTGGCGTAGGATTGACCGCAGCTGCCGTGAAAGACGGGCTGGATTCGGACAGATGGACTGTAGAGGGTGGTGCAATGGTACTGGCTGACGGTGGAGTGTGTGCCGTGGATGAACTCGACAAGATGAATGATGAAGACAGGAGTGCTCTCCACGAGGCCATGGAACAGCAAACACTCCACATCCACAAGGCAGGCATCAATACCAGCCTGCGCACGCGGTGTGCTTTACTCGGTGCAGCCAATCCTAAATTTGGGAGATTTGATCCCAACGAAGCGATATCCGACCAGATAAACATGCAACCTGCGCTCATCTCACGATTTGATTTGATATTTATTATGCAGGACACTCCGGATGCAGAGAAAGACGAAGCCGTATGCGACCACATCTTGCGAATGCATACCAGCGAGTTCGAGGAAATATCCAAACCTGCAATTAGTGTTGAATTGCTGCGCAAATATGTGGCGTACTCGAAAAGCAATGTACATCCTGACATGACCGATGAACCAAGACAACTAATCAAAAATTATTATCTTGGCATAAGAGGCAGGGGTAAAGACACGGTGTCATTGAACGCGAGATATCTCGAGGGGCTCGTGAGGATGGCACAGGCAAGCGCAAGGATGCGTCTGAGTAATTACGTTGAGGTATGCGATGCACAGGTTGCAATAGACCTACTTGACGGCTGTATGCGTAATCTGGGCGTGATTCAGGACAACGGAGGGTATGGTATAGATTACATAGAAGCAGGTATATCCTCGCAGGACAGAAACTATATACATACTATACACGAATATATAGTAGATATGAAAACACCAGTGAACGCTATGGATATAGCACAGGGTACGGGTATAGCGCAGGATACAGTCGAGAAAGTGCTCTACAAAATGGCAATGTCGGGCGATATAATGCGACAATCAGGTGGTTACTACTCGGCAGTCAATTAATAATTATTTATAAGGAGGCGGCAACATGGCACGGAAAACAAAACTGGATGCAGAACTGACAAAGAAACTATGTAAAAAAATAGAATTAGGGATGCCTTACACTCTGGCTTGCAAATTCGTGGGAATATCTTATCAAACATTTTTAAACTGGAAAGAAAGAGCAAGGCAAGAAACGGAAAGAGTAGAGGCTAATCCGAATGCATCTATACGCAAATCTGAAAGACCCTATGTTGAATTTTTTGATAAAGTTAGGGGGGCCGAAGCCAAAGCGATTGAAACTAACTTGCAAAAGATAGGAGATGCTGCAAGTAATGGGTCATGGCAAGCGGCTGCATATATCCTGAAATGCAGGTATCCCGAATACTTCAATGATACGCAGAATATTAACATGAAAGCAGAACATTCCGGTGGCATAACCATCGAATTGAAGTCAGAGGATTGCAGCAATGTCGAAGATTAAACCGGAGATATACGGTACACTCAACTGCAAGTTTCATGACACATTCCAACGGCCTGAAAGGATAAAGGTGTATTATGGGGGGGCTGGGTCGGCAAAATCAATGTCCATAATGCAGCACTTCGTATTAGGTTTGTGTTCAGGAGATGGAACACGACGAGCAATACTCAGGAAAACATTCCCCTCAATGAAAGCCAGTACATACCTGGTCCTGAAAGACCTGCTTGCAGATTGGCAAATACCATACACAGAGAACAAATCTGATAAGGTAATACGGGTAGGCAAGAATGAACTGTACTATCTGGCATTGGATGATCCTGAAAAGATAAAAGGTGCGGAGTTCTCGGAGATATGGTTAGAGGAAGCCACAGAGTTCCGTGAGGAAGATTACAACCAGTTGCTAATAAGATTATCCAGAACCAGCGAGGATGCTCGCATATACCTCTCATTCAATCCAATAGACCAGAATCACTGGATAGTTCAGCGGCTAGTCAATCAACCAGACCAAAACGTCTACGTGCATCATTCAACATACAAAGACAACCTGAAATTCCTATCAAATGCATTCATCGAGGAACTTGAAGGCTTCATGGAAAAGGATGAGAACTTCTACCGGATATATGCCCTGGGTGAACCCGGTGTCCTACAAAACAAGATATATACCCACTTCAAATTTGAGGATCCGAATAACTGGAAACAGGCTATATTTGAGAATGGCAGCCACTCTCTCGGGATAGATTTTGGGTACAATGCTCCAATGAGTGTGGTAGAAGTCTGGTGCTACGATGAAG